TTGACACAATTATATCTATATATTAAGCAATTAGCCGAAGCAGATAGTTCAGTTAATTCTGTTATGAAGGCTCAGGATATTGATTTGAAAAAAGAAATCATGTACCCATTAGTTAATATTAATATAGTTTCTGGGGGGTTCACAAATGGTCAAACGGTTAACTTCAATATAGAATTATCATGCTTTAATCAAAGGGATATTAATAAACTAATTAATGAAGATAACTTTTTTGGAAACGATAATGAAGTAGATAATCATAATTTATGTATTGCGATTTTAAACAGAATGTGGCTTAAAATGTACGCTGATTTTGAAGATAATAATATTACCTCGAGCGAAAATCCATCGTTTGAGTTAGGTTCTTTCGAGGGTGCTAAATTATTAGATGGAGTTCGTTTATCTTTTGAAGTTCAAGTTCCAAACACGGAATTATCATTATGTCAAGCGGTGTAGCTAATGAGTTAGACAAGTTCGGTAAGTATGTAAAACAACAGGCTAAGTCAAACTTATCTAAAAGAAAAAAGAAAGACACAAGTGCGTTATATGACGGGGTCAATTATAAAGTTGATAGCAACGACAACACAACTACTTTGTCTTTTACGTTTGGAAATGCAGAGGACTATTGGGAGTTTGTAGATAAAGGAGTAAAAGGAGTTAGTAGTTCAGCAAAAGCTCCAATGAGTCCGTTTAAGTTCGGAACTGGCACAGGAAAAAAAGGTGGTTTAACGAATGGCATTAACGGTTGGGTTTCAAGAAAACGCATTCAATTTAAAGATAAAAAAACAGGGAAGTTTTTAAGTTATAAATCAACAGCCTTTTTAATAATGCGTTCGATTTGGAATAAAGGATTAGCAACAACAAACTTTTTTACTAAACCATATGAGCAAGCCTTTCAAAGATTACCAGACGATATATACATGGCTTATTCTTTGGAAGTTGATGAAAAATTAAAAATAGCATTAAAATTATGATAAAAAGTTTATCGCCTTATTACTTAGAAATACCGTTTGCAAGTCCGCTTACTGATGCTATATGCACTTCTTACACGTTGCAAGTTTTTATTTGGGATGGATTAAAATCGTCAGTTCCTACCGAGTCAGTTTATCAGGTTACAAAGAAAAATCCAACTGGCTCAGGCGGTACAGATAAAGTAAATATAGCACGATTAGTGAATGATTATATTGATTTCATGCCTAATGAAATGACTATAACAGGAGTCTACAATGGAAACAATCAGGCATGGGTTAAAACACAAGTAATTTATACAACTGATGACGAATTGGATTTAGATGTGGTTCAATTAGAAAGTGTGCAATTATTAACACGTGGTTACGGTTACGGATTGGATGGTGAGAATGCTCAATCGAGTGGTGTACTTTTATCAGGTGACGAGTTTAAAGTAAATAGAAACGGTTTCTTTTGCTTGCCTTTAATGATTAGTGAGACTTTATCTTATTCGCTAAGCGTAAAATCATATCCTATCAATACTTTAAATTACAGCGCTACAATATCATCGACTACAAACAGTTCAAATTTAATAAAAAATATTTGGGTTAACATAATTGATACTTTAGATGATAATGTTATTGAAATAACTATACCAGAGTTAGATTACACATGTACGTTATTAGTTCAGGACGAATGTAGATACACCCCAATTGATATAGCCTTTCAAAATAAAGAGGGTGCGTTGCAATTGCTTACATTTTTTAAAGCAAGAACCGATTCTACAAATGTAACAAGTGAGGAATTTGAAAATGACAGAGGACAGCCAAGTTTAGGCTATCATCAATATGTTACGTATAACGTTCAGGGTAAATCTAAGTTTAAAATTAACAGCGGATTTGTGAATGAGTCTGTAAATGATTCTTATAAACAATTGCTTTTGTCAGAGCGAGTGTGGCAAGTTACAGATGGAACTGCTTATATACCTTTAAAATTAAGCACTAAATCATTAGAATATAAAACACGACAAAAAGACCGTTTGATAAATTATGAAATGGAGTTTGAATATGCTTTTAACGATGTTAACAATATATAAATGGTTGTAAAATTATACATAGGGAATGAGAACTTAGACAGGTTCAAGGACGAAAGTATAGAGATAAACAGCTCTATTGCTAATATTAACGATATCACAAAAAATACTACTGATTATTCACGCTCCTTTACTGTCCCTGCTACTAATAAAAACAATCGCATATTTAAACATTATTACGATGCCAATATAGATAATTCGTTTGATGCAAGGGTTAAACAAGATGGGCGCATAGAGTTGGATGGCATACCTTTTAAGTACGGTAAGTTTAGATTGGATAAAGTTAGTGTTAAGCAAGGACGACCATATGCTTATACGCTTACTTTTTGGGGTAACTTAGTTTCGTTAAAAGATACCTTGAAAAATGATGAGTTAAGTTCTTTAGATTTTTCAGAATTTCAACACACTTTTAATCCTGCAAATGTTAAAACAGGTTTAACTTCAAGTTTGTTTTCAGGTAATTTAATTTATCCCTTATTTGTTAAAAAGCAATTATATTACGACTCGTCGCAAGAGGGTACTAATACGGATAAGTTAGCTAATATATCATATTTGCCTTTAAGCGCAAACACTGGATTAAATTGGAATGAGTTACGACCTGCGTTAAGAGTCTTAAATATTATTGAAGCAATAGAAACAAAATACGGTGTTACTTTTTCACGTGACTTTTTTGGACGTACTGATTTTACAGAGTTGTTTATTTGGCTAAACAATGATTCTAATTTAGTCAATACCCAAAATAATAGAGTTAGAATGGACTTCACTAATACAGGCGATATTGACGGTAGAGGTGGTGTCGTTGATATAGTAGAAGATACTTTTGTAGCAGGTGGTAAAAGGATTTATTCTCTTATCGACATAGTACCAGCTTCAGGATATGAAAATGTAAAGTACAATATTGAGCATACAATCGATGGGAATTTAGCTGGAGGTTTTAGTCAAAGTATGGGGACTGATGTATTTTATTTTGATATCGAACGAAACACAGGACAAAAACATTCTTGGTATATTTCAGCAAATCAAGAATTTAAATTCACAAGTAAATTAACAATTGAGTTTAGATACGAAAGTTATAGAATGTCAGCTACATTCCCACAGCAAACAATTACAGGACAGTTACAAGTAATTAATAACTTACCTAAGATAAAAATAATTGACTTCTTAAACGGATTATTTAAGATGTTTAAATTAGTTGTTATAGCTGACGAATACGATAATATATATGTCGATACTTTAAAAAGTTTTTATTCTAAGGGTTCAATATGGAATGTTTCAAAATACATAAATGATAATTCAATAGACATCGAAAGGGGTTCGTTATTGAACGAAATTAAATTTAAGTTTCAAGAGCCTATCACTATTTTAAACAAGCAATTTAAAGTAAATACTGGGTTATCATATGGGGATGAAGAAACAATATTAACCGATGACGGTACAGCAACAGGTAAACCTTTAGATGGAGAAAGTTTATCGTATGAATTACCTTTTGAGCAAATTGTTTATGAGCGTTTAATTGATTTAAAAGATAATATCAATACCAATATAATGTACGGGGGAATATTTGACGAAACAATTACACCTGTAAATCCAAAAGTACATTTATTTTATAACGTTTCTACTGCAGTAGGGACAAAAACTTTAGGATTTATTAACGATATAGGAGGCAAAGAGTTAATTAACGGAAGCGTTAACATAGCAAGTCACTCAATTGACTTTATTAATCCACAGTATAACTTAGTTTTTGGCATAGAAAATAATGAATGGAACGGTGTAGCGTCTGAAAATACATTATACAAAAACTATCATAAAGATTATGTAGATTCTGTATTTAATATTAAACGCAGAAACTTTAAATACAAAGCAATTTTACCGTTAAGAATATTAACTCAATTAAAATTGAATGATGTTTTACAAATTAAACACGATTATTATAGGATTGATAACTATAATATTAATCTTTTAAGCGGTGAAGTATCACTTAATTTAATTAACTCTTTTGATAATACTATTAATGGATTTAATGCTGATGTCAATGTGTTATATGCAGATTATAGAGCGCAAACACAAACGGTAACAATAACAAATCTTGCAGGATATAGTTATATAATAGAGTCAGGAACATGGCTTTCTTTGACAAGTTCAGGCGATAATGTTTACTTTGCATTTGAGGAAAACAATACAGGCGCAACACGTTCGACAAATGTATCAATTACTAATACAACAACGTTGCAAGTAATAGATATTTTTTGTCAGCAAGCACCACGAATAGTAACAGCAGACAATAATATAATAACAGCGGATAACAATATAACAACAGCAGATAATGGCTAAACAAACAATAGGAATAGGAACAACGGCAGGCGACGGGACAGGTGATGTTTTAAGAGTTGCTTTCGATAAGTGCAATGATAACTTTGATGAACTTTATAGTGCTACTGGATTTCAAAGTATTTCGGACACGACAAATACGCAAACGCTTACCGCTTTAACGGATAATTTAGTTTCATTCTCGGCAACTCCAGAAGAAAATGGAGGTTTGACTTTAATGGATTCAAATGCTAAGATAACACCCGTAGCGCTTAACGACATTATAGGAGTTGATTTTTCATTTACAGGTGTAGTTCCAGTAGGGACAAATTTATCTTTATCCGTTTTTCTTAAAGTTTCTGGTGTTAATTATAGGTCAGTTAGTCAACCGATTGTAAAAGGCGCAGGTTTGGATGATTACTTTTCAGCAAGTTGGATATTACCAGTAGGAGCTTCATTCCTTAGTAATGGAGGTTTATTATATGTTAATCCGATTGTAGGGATGACTATTAAAAACAGATATTTATGTGTAACAAGAATAGGAAAAGGAAAATGATAGCTGAGATAATAACACTATTACAATCAAATCCATTTTATGGGGCTGGTAAATATACTGAGATAGCGAAAGGAAAAAATAGTTTGGATAATACATTTAAAAAAATAAAACGCATATGGCTATCGAGAAACAAATAAACATCGTTGTTAAGGAAACTGGAATCGATAAGGTTAACAAGCAAGTTGATGAGCTAAACAGTTCGCTAAATAAAGTTTCCAAAACAAACGATGGCGTTGCTAAATCTATGGGAGACAGTTCAAACGCTGTTTTAGAAAATGGAGGTGCAATGGGATTGCTTAACGATGCAACAGGCGGACTCGCTATGACTGTAAAGGATGCAGTTGAAGCGTCTGTTTTATTTACTAAAAGTCAAAAGTTAGCATCAATACAACAAGCAATTTATAGTACCGTTGTAGGTACGTCAACTGGTGCAATGAAGTTATTTAGAATAGCTTTGGTTGCAACAGGGATAGGTGCTTTAGTTGTTGGTTTAGGTTTGTTAATTGCGAACTTTGACAAAGTTAAAAAAGTAGTTTTAAATCTTATTCCGGGACTTGCAAATATTGGCGAGTTTGTAGAAAATTTAGTAAATGGTTTTACGGACTTTATAGGGGTTACAAGCGAAGCAGAAAGAGCCTTAGCAAGTTTAACAGAGCAAGCAGATAAATCTTTAGCTATGAATAAAAAGTTCATGGCTGAGGAAGGCGACTTGGTTAATAAATACACAAAGGCTAAGATAGACGCAAAGAATGCTTATAACGAAGCTATAAAAGAGGAGGGCGCAAATCAAAAGAAACTTGCTGAACGTTTAAATCGTGAATTATTAGCTATTGACAAAATGCATAATGAAGATTTAGCAAAAGCTAAAAAAGAAGCACAAGATAAAGAAGATGAAGCAAATAAAACAAGAACTGAAAAACAAAAAGCAGATAGATTAAAAGCATTAGAAGATGCAAAAAAAGCACAAGAGGACGAAGATAAACGAAAAGAAGAAAAGATTAAATCTGATGCTGAAAAAGCTATTGCTTTAGACGAGGAAATAAAACAGGCTCAGTTAGATGTTGAGGAATTTAGCATTAAAAAAGCAGAAGAAAAAACAGAGAGAGAAGATGCTGAATCAGCAAATAGAATAGCAAGGATAATAAACGAAAGTGACGAAGAAAAAAGACTTGCAGAAGAAAAAATAAATTTAGAAAATCAGGTTAAGGATGCAAAATTAGATATAGCAAACCAAACACTTTCTTTAATAGGAACCTTTGCAAAAAAAGGCAGTAAGTTAGCAAAAGGAGTAGCGGTAGCACAAGCCACTATGTCAACTTATCAAGGTATTACGAATGCATTTAGCGCACCATCAACAGTACCAGAGCCTTTTGGAATGGCTTTAAGAATAGCAAACGCTTCTGTTATTGGAGCTTCAGGATTTGCAAATGTTAAGAATATATTAGCTACTAATGAATCTGGTAGTGGTGGTGGTGGTCAATCGAGTGGAGTAAGTGCGCCATCAGTTAGCGCACCATCTTTCAACTTAGTACAAGGTACAGGAACAAATCAAATAGCACAAGGATTAGCTCAACAAGGCGCACCTATTAAAGCGTATGTAGTAAGTTCAGACGTAAGCACTTCGCAAAGTTTAGATAGAAATATAGTAAGTGAAGCGTCTTTAGGTTAGCAAAAATATAACAATAGTAACATAATTTAGTTTAATTATAAATAACAAAAAAATATGAAAGTAGAAGAAATAAAATTAGCGTTTAATACCAATATTCAATTAAATATTGTGGGTATATTACAAGGCGATTTAGGTAAAGGTGATTCAGCTATTGTTAACGGAAGAAAAGGAATACAAACAGCGGTAGAGGGATATAATCAAGCTA